TAATAGACTTACTCGTTTAGCTTCTGCGTAATTTTCTTCAGTACAGTTGTACCAAATAAGTTCTTCTCTGTGTATTGGTATTCTTTTAGGCATTACATCCAACACTTATATCCCGGACATTCATCTATCGGTAATCCACAATGCTCACAATATTTTTCGTTCTGTTTTTTTATTTTTTCACGCAAATTTTTAAGGAAGTGATGTCTTACATCTATTACGTTGTCGGCCTTATACATTTCTTCTGGTTCTTTAGCTTCTTCAAGAAGATCCGGGAGAGGATCAAATACTTTTTGGTGCCACACAAGCAACTTAATGTGAAGGGTATCAATAAATCGTTTAACTAATTTCATTGTTCATGCCATTTTGAGAAGGTCGTTTCTTCTCATCTCAATAACCCAGGCCTCTATGCCAAGACTTTCAGCTATGACGCAAATTTCTTTTAAAGTAATTCTCCTTTTATCCATCTCGTCAAAGATTTGTGTATACATATCCCACTTGTGATGCACGCTTATGTTTTCGTCTAAGAGTTTGTGTACTTTTATTCTGGCTTGCATTTTAATATTCATTTATTTTTCTCCATATTTCAGTAACATTAATATTTTCACTCTTATTTCATCTAGAGTTAAACTATCGTCATTTTGAACACCTTGTATATTTTTTATCGTTCCAGAATTTGGTGGTTCTTTGGCGGGTGTTGCTACTAATCTACTTAACTCCTTTTTACCCATGTAGGGTAGGCGTAAATAATTCATCAAAGATCTAAAGAACTTAGCTTTTGTTGCACCACATAAAGCCTCTATGCTATCGAAAGATTTAACAATACCGTCAAACCAATTTTTTAGTTCCTCCTCTGTTCCATTTTCCATATTGTAGGGTTCATAATAAGAGTTATAGTCTTTAAGTTTCAAATAAAATCCAATGTGTGTCATAAAACACTTCTTTCCCCATCTATCACAGTAAGAATTTAAAACTTCTACTTTTCTTGCTTCTCTAAGATTCATTGTTCGATTCTCCAGTAGATAGGTTCTGCACTATCCACTAACTCATGCAACTTCTCTGCCACTTCTTTATCGGTTGGATACTCTTCGACTTCCAATTCAATTAATACTTTTATCATCGCTCTTGTCCTCTATATTCATTGTTCCACTCTCCCGATAAGTGCTTCGTATTGTTTAGGATCCGATAACCCTTTGCGAAAGCGTGGCAGTAACCAGGTGATTATTTTCACCTTTCTTTGTATGTCTTTCTTGGTGGAAAGATCAAGGTCCAAGGACCTGGGATTTACCTTATCCAACATTTGTACCCTGGACACTTTTCTTTTGTCTCTCCACAATGTTTACAATAAGTCTCTTTTTCTTCAATTTTTTCATATTTCATGCGGGTATTTTAGCATGAATATAAGTCATATACAAATAAATCACACATAACTTCTACAAAAAGGTACGTGTGAGGTCTAAGCTATTGATTTTATTGATAAAAATTTTGACCTCACTTCTGCAAAGTGAGGTGGTAAGTTATTGATTTTACTGGGAATTTTAGTAACCCTTATATAAGAAAACTCACCTCACTTCTATTTTTTACAAAATGTAAAAGTAAATACAAAATATTTTTTATTTTTTCAGTTTTCGTGTGCGTTTTGCTGGAAATGTAGCCCTTATAGGGTTTTCTAGCTCACTTCTGCAAAGTGAGGTCGCGTGAGGTGAGAGCTGAAAGGTAGATAAAATAAGGGTTTCTACCTCACATGGCAGAAGTTATGTGTTATACATCTCATAAAGAAGAAAAAATGTGTACTTTTTATTACTTTGGTATATATAATGCTTGTATGCCAAAAGGAGTATCGGGGAACATTTCGGGAAATAATAAGAAGCATTTAACGGCGAAGCAGATCCGTTTTGCTAAGGAGTATGTTTATAATGACGGGTCTAAGACGCAGACCGAGTGTGCTATTGAAGCCGGGTATGCGGACAGCTCGGCGGCCGTGCGTGCGAGTGAGCTTGTTAATCCCCAAAAGTACCCGCTTGTCGTTCGCTACATTGATGGGATCCAGCGGGAACGAGATAAAAAATATGAAGTTACTTTTGCCAGGCATGTTAGAAAACTGGCGGAGATCCGTGATGAAGCTATCAACAAAGGAAATCTAACGGCGGCGGTTTCAGCTGAGGTACAAAGAGGCCGGGCGGCAGGCTTGTATGTCGAACGCAAAGAAGTTCGTACCGGTACGCTTGACTCTCTCAGCGAAATAGAAATAAAACAAAGAATTAAGAAACTCTTGGGAGACTATAAACCTCTCCTGGAAATAGAGGAAGCGGAAGTAATTACCCAGTAAAGACCCTTAAAAACCTATCGAACAATTTTCCCTTGTAGGCTTGTCCTTCATAACCTTCCGGAAACTCATATATCTTTTTGCCTGTGCTTGTATCTTCTATCTCTGTGCGTCCGTCCTGGTACTTTATTTCGATCTTGCCATTTTGAGCTTGTAGATACAGGGGATAGTTTTTCCATTCCCTAAAGGCTTCTTGTTGCTTTGCTTCTTCAACTAGGTGGGTGTACTCAGTCATTTTCTTTCTCCTTTTCTTCAACATACTCCTTGAAGTCTGGGGTTAGTCCCAATGTTTCTATCGGTGTTTCGGTATCATCGTATTCTTCCCATTCCAGCTTCTTTAATGCGTTGCTGTGTCTGTCCACCAAAGTATGCAGGACATCTTCCAGCTTGTTAGTTAGCCTGGGGTGGGTGTCAAGAGGGCAGTCGATACAAAGTTTGTAATGTGGAGACTTGTTTTTATTATAGATAGCTACATAGACCAGGAGATCCAATAGCTGACTTCTCCGGAATATCTGTACTAATCCTTCTGCTTGCGCCTTGTTGAGATAGACTCTTTTTCTAATACTCATATTGCTTACTCCTTTTCTTTGGGGGATGTTCGCTTTGAATGATTTCTTTGTGTAGTTCGCTTGTGATTTCTTTCCTTTGTTCTGGGGTTACTTTAGACAGTATTTTGATATCCCTCTTTTTTGGCTTGTATGTTTTCCAATAAATAGCCTCTGGGGGTCTTGCTCTCCAAGTCCATTCTATCGTGCCTGTGTCTTTGGAGTCAAAGTGTAGAACAGGCTCGCAAGGGAATTTATCTTTGTAGAGCATTACATAAAGTTCATGTGGGGTTTAGCTCTGGCCTTCGCTATCTCAAGATCATCAGTTCCTAGCCTAACTGTAGGCTTGCTTGAGTCCGATGATACCAAGACATATTCGCCATTGTGCTTGTCCAATTTGTATGTGCTTTCAGTCATATTATAACTCCTCTGTTAGCTTGTTGATTATTTCTCCCACTACCTTTTTGTGTAGCTTCTTGTCTTTGGTAATATCCCATTCGTGGTCGTGTAGTGTGATGATAGGTATTCCGTCTTTAGATCTGAATACATAATACCGGACAGGCCTTCCCATGATGATAGAGTCCATTACCTGTACTCCTTCGTACATGCTTTCCATTTTGTCCCATGTTTCTTTGGCAAAGTCTAAGGGGTTAACCATTAGCTTTTCCTCTCAATATAAACATCTATATCATCAATCAACTCGGGTAGATGTACCTCTATTTTTTCAATTAGATGCTCTTTAAATTTTAAAAGTTCTTCTAGTGACATATCATGTATGTTTGGATTATCTGGCGGTTTGTATTCACTCATTAGCTTTGTCCTTTTCTAACTAATTCATCCATGTTTTCCCCTAATTCTTTTGAAGTCCAATGCTCATAAGTTCGACCATTTATATCATTCGGTCTTATTATAAAGACAGTCCAATCTTCTCCTGCTTCAGCTATGCCAATCTCATAACCAAATAAATCAATTATTTGTTTTTCTATCTTGTCTGCTCTAGGACAAGAATATAAAGTTACAGACTCATCAATGTCTAAACAATCTTCTGTTTTTTCAATTCCTAAAGGATTCATTTTTTCAGCTAACCATTTAGAAGCGTACATTTTAAGTTCTTTCATTCCCTTTCTCCATTCTCGCGCTTTGTGTAGTGTGTCGTAGCACTCTACACAAAACATAGCACTTTCTCCTTTCCAACCAGAATCAAAATCTACAGGCGAATGTGTGAATACATAAAAGTTATTGTCTGCGATCTCGTCTGCACAATGGTCGCAGTATTGTTTATCTTTACTCATTAGCTTTGTCCTCTAGTTCTTCATACTTTGTTCCTTCATACTTCGTTCCTCTCGTCAATCTTCTCCATATACTTTCATCGTGATCTGGAGTATCACAAATATCAGCAACAACTTCTTTAATCATATCTCCTAATTGATAAAAACCTACATAGTCATTATCTTTATTGGCTTTGATTAGAGTTTCTATATCCTCAATCATTTCTTCTTTCTTCATTGGTTTACTCATTAGCTTTCTCCTTTGGTTCTCTAAAAGATAAAATGTAATAACTACCTGTCGGACAATCGTGACTTGAAGATCTAGCTTTGTAAGTATTTCTGCCTCTGGTCCTGGATATTTTAAAAGTGTAATCGGTGTTTTCATGGACGAGTTCTCGGAAAACCTGTTCTGTTTCTTTAAGAATAAATGTTTTCTCTCCACTTCTACCTTGCCAATCCAAGTTTCTTCCCCTAACAAAAACTTCTTTGCCTATGTACTGATTAAAATATGAATCAATATCATAAATAAAATCATAAAATTCATCTTCGTCTGCGTAGGGTTCTAAGTTTGCTAAGTTACTCATCCCCTTTCTCCCATTCTCTGGCTAATTCTTTTGCCTTCCAAATTGCCGTGTCGCTTTCTTTAGCTATAACACATCTTTTTTCCACTACTCGCTTGGTCTGGGTGTTGGTAACTCGGAGTAGCCAGTTACCTTTTTTTCTTTGATACTCAGCAGTTCCTCGAAACTTCTTTGGAGTAGTTCCAAAAGTAGGCCTTGTTTCTTTTTGCCAGCTACTTAATCTCATGCTTCCCTCTCCATTTGTTTTTGTGCGTAGTTATAGGCAAAAGCAGTTAGTTCCTCTCCGGTTAGTCCTCGTTTGACACCGAGTCCTACTCCTTCCTCAAAGGCATTTTCTTTTAAGATGTCATTAATTGGGTGGCTCATTAGTTTTTTCCTTAACTTCCTGTGTAGATAAATATTTTGCCGTCTATATACTCAACATCTTCTATAAAAATATGCCATTCACATTCGCCTTTTGTTATTATTTCTTTGTGCGCTTGTATTAATGTTTTTATATCAACTAGATTGCTTTTAACAATAACTTCTGTGTCTGAATAGACACCGGCAGGAAAACCCCTTGCCTTGTATTGACCATTTGGGCAATCTATTCTATTGGTTTCAAAAACAATTTTAGAGTCTGGGTTCATTACTTTTCTCCCCTGTTTATATAATTCATACACACTATCCTATAATAAATATCCCATATATGCAACAACTTTATACTCTTTTTGCTATACTTTTTACTGTGGCAAAACCCGAAAGTCTGTTCTGGCAACAAGTTAAGAAAAATTTAAAGATCTTTTCTTTTGTCCGTTTGGAGTCATGGGTTAATCATGGTATTCCAGATGTGCTAGGCACAACTCAAGAGGGAATTTACTTTACTTTTGAACTCAAGGTAACGAAAAGTAACAAAGTCGCCTTCTCTCCCCACCAGATTTCTTACCATGAAGAAAGAAAACATTCCCCAGCTTTTGTCTTGGTCAAGAGGGTCTTGGACAGGAGTCCCAGAAAATCTCAGATTTATATTTATTCCTCTGACCAAGTGAAAGACCTTGCGAAACAAGGTCTTTCACTTTCTCCCCTTTCCCTTTCCGACCCAATTCATTGGCCCTTTGTCCAAGAGCATTTAGCTTTCCTCGTTAGAGGAAGGACAAAGGGCCAATGAATTGCTTGCTTGTCTTTTCTAGCTTGTGTTTCCCCCTGGCCCTGGGCAGGACGCTGGCTCGGCTTCGCCTCGCCCAAGCAAGCAGAAACCTCTGCTTGCTTGTCTTTTCTAGCTTGAGATGAGAACTCCCAGGGGGAAGAGCTGGGCATAAAAAAAGGGAAAGCCGTAGCTTTCCCTTTCCACCATAGGAGAGGTGATTATTCTTCGCCGATTTTGCCCTCTGCGATTGGTTTGTTAACGCCGTGTCCTTGCCAAGTCGTTTGGTCAATTCGGTAGCAGTCGTTTCCGTCTTTGTCTGCGTAAACATGCACACGGATTGCGCCGTTCCATGAAGCCGAATAGGAGGTAAGGCCTGAATTCTTGCTTCCTGCCCGTGTAACTTCTCCCCCCCTGTTCCCTTGTAATGTTCCATAAAAATGTGCCATTATTTTCTCCTTTGATTATTGAGCCTTTATTATAAGATATTTCCCATAGACAAGCAAGCATTAATTCGTTGGATGAAGAATTAATGCTTGCTTGTCTTTTCTAGCTTGTTCTTTGCCCGCCGTCGCCCAGCTCCGCCTCTGGACAAGCAAGGTCGTGGCGACGAGCTTGCTTGTCTTTTCTAGCTTGGGGCTGTCATCAGATGCCACGCCGTGTGGGAGCATAAAAAAAGGGGAAAGCCGAAGCTTTCCCCTTTGGGAGATGAAGAAGGAATTACACAGTAA